CCAGAGATGTCTAGTGAGGTACCTGTTAAAACTCCTGTTACTCCTAAAGTACCACCAACTGTCATATCGTCAGTTACGGTTAAATCATCTTGTACTTTTAGATCTACAACATTAAGACTAGCAAAAGCGTCAACTACTTTAGCACCACTTCCTGCTCCGTCTAGGTAAACTGCTTTTACATCTCCTGGAGGTATAGTAATTGTTGCTCCAGATCCTTGTTTAATAATTATGTTTTGCGAACCACTTGTACCGTTTTCAATAAAGTGCATTCTATTAACTGTGTTTGGTGCAATGGTAATAGTACAGGCTGAGTCTAGTGTTCCTGTATATTCAATATACATTGATCTACCAGGATCAGTCGCTCCATCTGCTACTGTAGTAGTGTGAGTGTCTGCATTGGTAGTTATGCCTTCTGTTCCATAACCCAAGGCCTCTGCTATAAGTTCAAGGTTGGTATTTGTTGTAGTTCCCCATGATCCTGACTGATCACCAGTTGCCATTTCCTCAAGTCTTAAATCATTTACGTATGTTGATGCCATTTTATATTCCTCTTATTAAGCTACTTCAACCCAGCTTGGAGTTTGTGTGCCTGTAACACTAGTATAGTTTGGAGTTTGATTTTCATCAATACGTGACCAAACTAAAACTACTCCTAAAGAGCTAGTTAATTCTTGTCCTACAAGTGTAACATTAGATTCACAATCTGTACTAACTGATCCTAATGCACTAACAGAAGCATTTAAAGTAACTGATAAATTATTATTTGTTATTAATGATGCAGTGCCTAATGCACTGGTGCCTACTTGTCCTGTTGGATTTACATTTGCTTCTCCGTCTACAAGAACTGATAGAGATCCAACTGATGCTGATACGCCTGGGACTGAAGCTATCGCTTGAGCATTAACTCCTGCAACTGGTGCTCCTGTAGTTCCAACTTGACCAGTCGGTACTACATTTGCTTCTGCATCAACTGCAACAGTACCTAGAGCAGATGTTGCTGATCCTGGAGCTGTAAGTGTGACTGGGAGTGGTTCTCCCCACGTGAGTTGACCCCACGTCCCTCGACCCCAACCGTTTATATTAGCCATTTAAGGCTAGGCGATTCTTATAATCGCTGTAGAAGCTGCTGCTGCTGGAAAGACTACAGTAAAGTCACCTGCTGTTGATGTCTTGTCTCCACCAAAGTCAATAGTTGCTACTGATCTGTCAGCGTTTGTGTCATTATAGATCATACAACCTCTTGCAGTAATCGTAGCAGTACCAAAAGTTAAATCAGCAAAATCAGTAAAGCCTGTAGTTCCACCAGATGTAGGATTTACATTAGTTAATGCGGCCCCACCAGATGTATAGTTAGTTCCACTAGCTTGACCAGTTGTAGTAAAAGCAGTTGTTGCTGCACCTAAAGTAGCTGAACTTGTGTATAGAGCTAGTTTAAAAGAGTTGCCTCCTGATGCTAAAAAATTATGTTTAGCTTCTAAAAGTTCCTTTTTAAAGCTGGTTGTCAATGTTGATGTTATTGCCATATTAAATACCTTTAATTATTTTTGCTAAATCCTCGCTACCTTGACCAGATAAATCTTGAATTAAAGTAGCCTTATAAGATTTTAAAGCATTTTTAATATATATCAAACATACTTGGTAAATTAAATCTTTATAAGCTCTAGCTTGGTCTTTAATATGTTGTTCATTATCTTCTGAAACACCTACTATTTTTTCTGTTAATTGCTTTGCCCAAAACTCAGGGGGATGGCCTCCGTACTGGGTTGTAGCAATTTCTACCAGTCCTAATTCTGGCATTCCTTCTGGCGTGATTTTATCTACCATTTTTTTGGATCTTGTGGTTCTGATAAATGTGAGTCATATCTATCTGCTAATTTATAACTGTTTTCGTTTCTAATTTTATTTATATTACTTTTTTTAGTAGCATAAAAAGATCCGCCTTGATCTATCGATACAACTAAAGGATCTTCTAAACGATGATACCCGTAAAGCTTTTCATGAATAGGTATGCAGGTATCTAGTAATCCACTAGACTTAGCTACTTCAACTTGAATGCCAGCATTCATACACTTACCTAACCAAAACTCTACACATGCTCTACCTGATTCAGCAAAATGTAGATTACCTTTATAAGTAAAATCAATACCAAACATTTTAATAGTGCCAACTTTATTCCACAAAGCAAAAGCTACTGCGTATGCAACTGTGTTGTTTAGGTAATAACAATCAGTATCTTTTAACACTTCACGTATTGGGTATTCTACTAATCCTGGTGCACGATCATCTAACTCACAAGTATATATAGGCCCTTTGTGTTTTTCTAATACTCTTATCATGCTATCGGTTTGACCTCCTGCATTATCAGTATCAAAGAATCTACTTGCAGGATCCATCATAAATACTCTGTCGTGAAATATTACATCTGCTACAGCGTTTGTAGCCCATACTTCATCAAAGTGAGCTCCGTGTGATTTTGCTAAACAATATTCAAACCAACTTTTGCCAAGACCGACAATAGCTATAGTCTTACCTTCTAGGCTTTCTACTCTCTCCATCTTCTCTCTCCTTAAGTGGTGACGTTTCTAATAGAATCGTAACGATATTCGTCTTTTCTTCCTCTAGCCTCCGCTTTGTTTTTTAACCTTGCAGTTTCTTGTTGAAATCTATTTTCATACAAAGCTAAAAGATCAGTATCACCCTTCATAAAAGTATAAGCTTCATACAAACAACCATATAACAATGCGTTTCTAGCATTTTTTGATAGCCATGTTCCTGTTGTTTGGCTTACTAAGCTATTTGGTTTATATAAGTAATGCAATTCTACTGAGTAATTTGCATCTGGAACAGGAGCTACTATTAATGTAGATCCATTGTCTGATCCACTAGAAAGTTCTTTGTCAAAGTCTGCGTAATATTTTGGTAATCCTCTTAATGATGTATCTGTAGGATCAGGAGTGTACTCTCTCATAAAGGTTGTATGTTTCTTATCTAGGTAGTGGTAATCACCACTAGCATCTATAACTGCTAATGAAAAGCTTAAATGAAAATCCGAAGGAGCTGTTAGATAAGTGGTTCCAGTTGTTAAATTACCTGTTACATTTTTTCTAAACAAATCAAACTGTACCAGTTCAAACAATCTTTCTTCTGTATTCTTGATCATGTCATCAAGAGTAGCTACAAAAGTAGTCTCTTCGTTTTGAACATAGTTTTGTATTAATGTTTTTAACTCTGATAATGTCATACTGTTATTGTAACCTCGCCAATAGAACCTGTCATTTCATATCCTAATATTTTAGATCCTACAGGATCAGATGTCATAGAAGAACTAGAATCACCATCGTTAGTATAAACCACCCCTTGTCCTAATTCTAAATCATTACTAGGTCTGGGTTTGTATAAAGCTTCTGCATCTGATACATGTGGTAATGGCTCAAGCTGTGGATGTTTAGGCTCAAAACAATCTCTACATGTTTTTAATCCATTCCATTCTTCTCTTAGTTGTGACAGCTTATATTCAAATCCACATCTATCGCAAAGAGCTCTTGCAAATTTACCAGCTGCATAAGCCATTCTAGTATCCGTGTCTTAAGTATGGTGCAATTCTAAATGAAGAACTATCCTCGTCTTGAGATAACGCTCTTTCAAACTCGTCTTCATACATTTGCTTTAACATAACAACTCTCTCTGGTGCTTTCTTAATAGCTATGTAATAAGCAAGACCAGCAGCGAAACAAGGAAAAAACCTAAAAGGCATATCCATTGTATTTGTGGCGGTATCAGCATCATCCATCCTCACTAATTTATTAAAGACTAATACGTCTGTACTATTCTCTGGCGTAGGCCATATATTTAAAACAGGACTTACTTGTTTATCAAGAAAGAACTGAGTAGGTCTAGCTTCAGTAGATTTAGTTGGAATGTTTAAATATTCACTTCTGCTGATCTTAGACATTTGTAGATCAAGATTAGCACCATCGGTATTTCTTCTTATAGAACAGTCTAGTATGTCAATAACATTAGAGTTTAAAGTATATTGATTGGTGCCTTTGGTAACTGTTTGAGTAGTTTGTTCTATAGTCCATTGATTAAGACCACGGTTAGCCCATTCAGCTAACATAAGATTAATAGATCTTTTTGCTGTTTTTAGATCGTAACCAGTTCTAAGCTCTAGGCCGCATCTCTCAAAGGCTTCCTCTATAAACTCAGTTACATCTGGCTCAAAGTTTGTACTACTTGATGTTGTCATTATTTCTTCTTAGTTTTTTTTAAAGACTTTTCTATTTGTTTAGCTTGTTTTGCGTGCAATTTAGAAGCACCCTTTAGCTCTTTAATTAATTTTCTTTTTGCTGTTACGCTTAATTCTGTCATATTAATCTTCCTCTGGAGCGTATAGATTATCAAATGTTATGTTCGGATCCATATAGCTCTCATGTTGTTCTGCTGAATGCGTCCATTGAGAAGGCATAAAGTCTGGTGCTCCTTCTCCAACACGCCATAAAGCAGGGTTTGTAGCTCTCACTCTGTTATTAGGTAAAGCTACAAAGTTACCAGTATACTCACCAGCGTCTGTTAAATATAACACATGTGATTGCTTATGTTGAGCAGAATCATCAGCTATTGAATTTTCTGTATAATCTACTGTAAACAAATACTTTCCTGTATAGAACTCTCCACCTATTTTACATACCCAAGGAGATGAACTAACTCTATCTAAAACTACAACAGAATGATCATGACTAAGACAATCCCACGGTTGAGCCAAATGATCTTCCATAGGAGAAGGCCATTCTTGTAATGGTATATCTGCAACTAAAGCTTGAATAGGCATTCTTGCCCACATAGCACCACCATGAACATTGGGTGCATCTTCCTCATCATCTATTTCGCAACCTGTAAAGACTACTTGAAACGATAAGGATCTATCTGGAATAGTATTAACTGCTATAACAAGAGCATGTAAATACTCTCCGTGATAATTACTATGGTTAGCTGTAAACTCTTTTCTTACCCAGCATTTAAACTGCGGGATGTTTGAAATTAAATATGACAAAACACTCTCTCCTTTGTTTTTGTAAAAAATTTATTATACTTTTCCGCCTTTAGACGTGTACTTAGTACCCTTAGATGCCGCTCCTCCTTTGGACATATATTTAGTACC